CTGCTATGAAGCTGTACATCAACGGTAAGTTTGTAAAGAAGAAGAGGAAACGCCATGAGGAAGGGCGCTATCACTACATTCACCTCTTACCCAAGTTCAAACCGTATAAGTCCATGATTGACGGCAGAATGATCTCATCCCGCGAGCAGCACCGTCGCCACCTCAAGGCTAACAATTGCATCGAGGTCGGCAACGAAGATCCGCTCAAGCACGGTTCCAAGGGTCAGCCCAAGAACAAACGGCTGGAGATGTTGAAGCACCAGTTAGCCAACATGACACACCAGGAAGCAAACAAAATCCTCGCTAAATTGCGTGATGACCTCCGTTTTACCCGAAACCCCACAGGAAATAGGTAACAGAGATGGAAAATACCGAAACAAATGCGGCAACCCCCCCGGATGTTGAGGTTGCAGACCGCAAAGAGTTGCTTGCCCGACAAATTGAGGTGGCAGAGCGCGGCGACGATGTGACCCCCGGCGGTCGTGACGAGCGCGGTCGGTTTGCAAAGACCGAAAAGGCCTCAAAGCCCGAGGAACCTGCCGAAGAACCCGTGTGGATGAAGCCCCCGGCATCGTGGAAAAAGGATTACCACGACGTTTGGCTCTCGGCTGACCCGAAAATGCGCCAATACGCATGGCAGCGCGAAGAACAAATGCGGAAAGGGGTGGAACCGCTGCTCTCCAAGGCGCAGTTCGCCGACGCAATGAATCAGGCGCTTGAGCCGTATATGCAGACGATCCACGGACTCGGACTGAAACCCGAACAAGCGGTCGCCGCCTTGGCTCAAGCCGACTATACGCTACGCAATTCCCCGCCCGACCAGCGCGTGGCGTACCTGCACAACCTTGCTGCCCAATACGGCGTAAACCTTGGGCAGGCTCCGCAAACCGCACCGCAACGTACCGTTGATCCGCTCGTCTGGCAGTTGCAGAACGAACTGAACAACGTGCGCGGTGAGGTGATGGGGTGGAAACAGCAGCAGGAGATGGCACAGAACCAGCAACTGCTGTCAGAGATCAACGATTTCTCGGCGAAGGCCGAGTATTTCGAGGAAGCGCGTCCGACGATGATCCAGCTGCTCCAGTCAGGGGTAGCTTCGACATTGGAGGAGGCGTATGATAAGGCGGTACGTCTAGATTCGGCATTATTCGACAAGGCGCAATCGGCCCGACAGGCAGAGATTGCCGCGAAGCAGAATGCCGAGAAGAACCGAGCAGCGAAAGCGGCTCGGGCGGCTGCGGTCAGCGTCAGAGGTTCCACACCCGGAACTAACACGGCTCCCAAGGCGCATAGTCGCCGTGCAATGCTTGAGGAAGCATTTGACGAATCAAGCGCACGGTTGTAACAACTGATATAGGAGAATTGAAAATGGCATTTGCCAATTCCAGTATCAGCGACATCATCGCGACCAATATTCAGAGCCGGAGCGGTGAACTCGCTGACAACGTGACGAACAACAATGCGTTGCTTCGTCGGCTAAAAGAGCGAGGGAATGTGCGTGTATTCTCGGGGGGAAACGTAATCCTCCAGGAAATCATGTACAACGACAGCACGACCAACAACACCAATTCGTACAGTGGCTTCGAAGTTTTGAACGTCGGGCAAAACAGCCCCATCTCTGCGGCCCAGTTCAGCATCAAGCAGTACGCCTCGGCGGTGACGATATCTGGTCTGGAAATGATCCAGAACAGCGGCAAGGAGGCGATCATCGACCTTCTTGACGGTCGCATGGAGGTTGCCGAAGCGCAGATGGCGAACCGCATCAGCGGTGACCTCTACGGCGACGGCACGGGCAACGCGGGTAAGAACCTTGACGGGCTTGCTGCCGCTGTGCCGGATGCCCCGACCTCGGGAACCTACGGTGGCATTAACCGTGCCGTGTGGACGTTCTGGCAGTCGATTAGCTACTCCGGTGTCGCCAATGGTGGCGCTGCGGTGTCGGCTTCCAACATCCAGCAGTACATGGACTCGGTTGCGGTGCAGTTGATCCGTGGCACGGACAAGCCTGACCTGATCGTTGCGGACAACAACTACTACCGTCTGTACCTCCAGAGCCTCCAGACCATCCAGCGCATCACGGACTCCGGTTCAAGTATGGCGGGTGCTGGCTTTGCGGCCCTCAAGTACTACGGCGCTGGCATGGCCTCCGACGTCGTGCTGGACGGTGGTATCGGTTCGTCCTCGTACAACAGCGACTCCGGCAACAGTAACCATATGTGGTTTCTCAACACCAAGTACCTGCACTTCCGCCCGCACAAGGATCGGAACTTCGTGCCGATTGGTGGTGAGCGTCAGGCCGTCAACCAAGATGCCGTGGTTAAACTGATTGGCTGGGCGGGGAATTTGACCTGCTCGGGCAGCCAGTTCCAGGGCGTCCTTATCGCTTAAGGGAGATACGAAAATGACTGTCATTGTTAATGGATTCGCGTATCCCGCCCTCGGTTACACCGAATCGTCTGCATCGATCAACGTCGGAACGGTTGTCACGCTTGATAACGGTGGCACGGCTGTCTACGTGCAGGCTGCTTCCGAAATCTCGCAGTACAACGCGGTGTGCATCCCCAACACCAACATCGCCCAGAACGCGACGACGGCGCGCGTTGCCAACACCAAGCGTGTCGGCTTCGCGCAGGTGTCGATTGCCTCTGGCTATTACGGCTGGGTGCATCTCGGCGGTAAGGTGCGGGTGAATGTGTCGGCTTCCTGCCTCCCGGCGGTTGGCCTGTACACCACTTCAACGGAAGGACGCTTGGACGATGCGACCGTTTCTGGCGCGTTGGTGGCTGGCGTGGTGACCGACCTCACCGCCTCGGCAACCTCCGCTATGACTGCGGTGGCCGCGTTCACGATGATTATTCCGGTGCCGAGTAACGCATCGTAATGAAAAAACTGGAACTCACGGTACAGGCGGCGGGTACGGAAGAGGAACTTTGCTCCAACATCCGTTCAGCCCTTGCCCGTGGGCTTCCAGAATTTACCCCCGCTCCTGCGTCTCACGATGGAACATTCGTGTGCGTAGCGAGCGGGTGGTCGATGCCAGACTACATCGACGAGATTAAATCAGAGCGTCGGAAGGGCCGTCCCATCGTTGCGGTAAAAGCCGCGCACGACTTTCTTTGCAAGAACGGGATTGAGCCAGATTTGTGGATAAACCTTGACCCGCGTGACCGCACCAATGGCGTGCAATTGGCAAACGACCGTACCGTATACCTCGTTGCCTCGCGCTGCCCTCCTGTCACCTTTGACCACCTTAAAGGCAAAAAGATAGCGCTGTGGCACTCATGGGCTGAAGGCCCGGAGATGAAAGCCCTCGGCGCAGGGAAACTTGCCATCGGCGGTGGAACGACGAGCGGCATGAGAGCCATCAACATCGGGTACCTGCTCGGGTTCCGCCGGTTTGTGTTGTACGGGTATGATTCGTGCAATAGCCCGCAAGGCATCAAGCGGTTTACGGGCGAAAAGACTGGCCCAACGCTGGAGGTATATGTCGGTGATGGCCCCGACAAGCGCAAGTTCGTCTGCAACGCAGCGATGGCGCAGCAAGCAAACGAATTCCAAATGATTTATTCGGTGATGAGCGACATCACCGTGGAGGCAATAGGGCCGGGGTTAATTGCCGCGATCATTGATGAACGCCGCAAGCTGCAATTGGCGGCGTAAATGGCAATTCCATCTCGCGTCCTTGGGGCTGGCCTAAATAGCCTCGCCACGATCTCCGTTTGCGGAGACGGTGTTGATGACTTCGTTGCTGCCGGAACCTCGGCGGGTGATGCAACGGCAATCCAGTACGTTTACACCTCCATAGATACTGCGCCAAGCGGGTCGGGCGTCATACTCCCGACTACCGAAGCAGGTAGTTTGGTTATTATCGCCAATTCGGGCGCACATACCGTGACCGTCTACGCCCAAACCGGGTCAACGATCAACAACGGTACGACTGCGCTGATACCCAAAGACTACACGACTGTGCTTTTCGCGGTATCAAATACTGCCTGGTTCAGCCTAAATGGCACTAGAACGTAACCCGAATCCCCACAGGAGAAAGGACAATGCCCCTGGATAGCGATGTAGGGAATGGCGACTCACAGTTGCAGGTAGAGTTTTTCGTCACCCAAGCAAAAGGCTGGGAAGGTAAACCGTTTGTCCGAATCAATATTCCGGGCGACAAGAACACCATCATCGAGCAGCCCGTCCGCGAGGATCACAAGCGGAGATTTCCTCGGCAGTGGCTCTATTTCCATATGAAGCAGAGCGAGGGCGATGCCCCCGCCATCGGCACGCCGCTGGAGCAATGGGCGAAAGAGGATGAAGGTAACATGAATCTGGCTCACGTTGAGGAACTTCGCATTCTGAAGTTCCAAACCGTCGAGCAAGTCGCACTCGCATCAGACTCGCAGTTGCAGCGTATCGGCATGGGTGGCCCCGGATTGCGGGAAAAAGCCAAGAATTATCTCAACCGCAAGAACCGTAGCGAAACGGCTGAAGAACTAGATAACACCAAGCGGCAGTTGGCCGAATTGCAAGCGCAGATGGCAGAGTTGATTGCTGCCAAGCCTCGCAGGGGCCGACCGCCAAAAGTTGAAGGGGCGTAACCATGTCCACGATGCTGCAACTCGTCCAACAGGTGACGAACGAGTTGGGCTTACCGACCCCCTCAACGGTCGTCGGCAACCCAAATCAAGATACGGTTCAGATTTTGGCGTTGATGAACGCCTCGGGTTACGAGTTGTTGCGTCGGGCGGATTGGCGCGAATTGACGCGCCAGCATACGTTTTACACGGAAGCCACCTCTACGACGGGAACGTGGACGACGACCTCTACGACGATTACGGGCATCCCCTCAACGTCCAGCATTGACACGACTTACCAGGTCACAGGTCAGGGCATCCCGAATGCGACCTACGTGACGGCTGTACCGTCTTCTACGACGGTGACGATCAACTACAAGCCGACCAAAGCGGGCGTTGCTGCCTCGCTGAACTTCCAAAAGGTCAAGTACGACCCACCCGCCGATTACGTCAGCAGCGTCAACCGGACGCACTGGGACAAATCCAAGCGTTGGGAAATGCTCGGCCCCGAGTCGCCGCAGCAATGGGAATGGTTGCTCTCAGGCTATATCTCAACCGGCCCGCGTATCCGCTGGCGCTTGCTCGGCAAATATTTCCAGATCTGGCCCGGTGTCAATGCCAACGAACTGCTCGGCTTTGAGTATCGCAGCGCGGCATGGGCAATCAGCACAACGGGGGTTTACCAGAACTCGTTCACCGCCGACAATGACACTTGCATCTACCCTGATCGTCTCATGGTGTTGTCCACCAAACTCAAATACTTTGAGGCCAAGGGCTTCGACACGACCGCCATCTACCGCGATTACCTCATGGAGTTGGAAACCTGTATCGCGCAGGATACGGGCGGCGCAAACCTCTCGTTCGCCCCGCGTCCGGGTACGGTGCTGATCGGCTACGACAACATCCCGGACAGCAACTACGGCTCCGACAACTGATGGCACGGGCAGTCCGCAGACTCGTTCAGCAAGCACGGGCGGACGTAGCCTCGCTCCCGGCCCCCGTGGGCGGCTGGAACGCACGCGACTCGCTGGCGAACATGGCTCCAACTGACGCCGTGCAGTTGGAGAATTACTTTCCGGGCGTGTCCAACGTCAATCTGCGCGGTGGCTTTAGCAAACACGCCACAGGTTTGCCTGCTGACGTGGAAACTCTGCTGACCTACAGCGGCCCCACGACGAACAAAATGTTCGCGGTGTCAGATGGCAAGATTTACGACGTAACGTCAGCCGGGGTAGTCGGCGCGGCAGCCGTATCTGGGCTAACCAATTCACGCTGGAACTACACCAACGTCACAACCTCTGCTGGCAATTTTCTTTATGCCGCTAACGGCACAGACAAGCCCCTGCTTTTCGATGGCTCAACGTGGACAGCCATTGACGGTGCATCTACGCCAGCCATCACGGTTGTCACGACGACAACCCTGACGCAGCCGACCCTGTTCAAGAGTCGGATCTGGTTCATCCAGAAGAACACGCTCAAGGCATGGTATCTGCCGACCGCCTCGGTTGGCGGTGCGGCGAGCCAGTTTGATTTGTCAGCCGTGGCGCGATTGGGCGGCAAATTGGTCGCAATGGCCTCATGGACGATAGACGCGGGTTACGGCGTGGATGACAACCTCGTATTCATCACCGACAAGGGTGAGGTTATCGTCTATCGCGGAACCGACCCGGCTTCAGCGTCTACCTGGGCGGTGATCGGCAACTGGATCGTCGGCGCACCGATTGGTGATCGGTGCCTGATGAAGTACGGCGGCGACTTGCTGATCCTGACGCTGGATGGACTCGTACCGCTTGCCTCTGGGCTACAGTCCTCGCGCCTCGACCCCAACATCGCCCTCTCGGACAAGATACAAGGCGCGTTTGCGGCGGCTGCTGTGGCTTACCAGAACAGTTTCGGCTGGTGCTTGCTGTACAACCCGGGAAACAACGCACTGATCGTCAACGTGCCGGTGTCATCCTCGGCACAAGAACAGTTCGTGATGAACAACATCACCAAGGCGTGGTGCAAGTTCCGTGGGTGGAGTGCGTTTCACTTCACGCTCCTTGACGATACGCCGTACTTCGGCAGCGCAAAGTACGTCGCAAAGGCGTGGACATCCGGCTCAACCGGCTTCATTGACGACACAAGCAACATCAACGGTCGGGTGCTGCAAGCTTTCAATTATTTTGAGACGCGGGGCGTCAAAAAACTTTTCACCCGCGCCAGACCGTCGATCTTCAGCAACGGCACCCCCGCTGTCACGATGGGAATGAACGTAGACTTCAATACCAGCGACACCACGACGCCGATTGCAATTTCAAGCCCGTCAGCGGGCTTATGGGATACTGGTTTGTGGAACACCGCCCTCTGGGGGTCTGATCTGGAGATTCAGAACAACTGGCAGGGCGTGACGGGCGTTGGGTTCTGCGGGGCTATTCAGTTAGCCAGCACATCCAACAAATTGACCATTCAGTGGGCATCAACTGACGTAGTGTTTCAACTCGGATGGGCTGGCATATAACAAGCGGCCCCGATGTGGGCGAATGGGTGTGCTCCCAGACGGGCGGCGGCTACCACGCCGAACGGTCAAATGCCATTGGACTACGCAGAGGCGAGGAACTGGTCTGTGGCGTGGTGTACGAGAACTGGAATGGGCGGTCCATTGTCTGCCACATCGCATTCCGAGGTCGTCTTACCCCGGCTTACCTTGGCGCTGTGTTCGACTATCCGTTCAACGTCTGCAAGGTCGATAAAATCATCGCCCCGATAGGCTCTGGAAACGTGAAAGCGATCACACTTGTAAGTAAGATGGGTTTCATTGAGGAAGGGCGAATCAAGAACGCCGACACCGATGGTGACATTGTTCTTTTAACCCTGACACGCGATGCGTGTCGCTATTTAGGAACCCCTTATGGGAAAAAAAGCACCCCCGCCGCCACCTGCTCCTGACTACGCCGCCGCCGCTCAACAGCAGGGCGTTGCCAACCTTGAGGCTGCGCGGTTAACGGCGCGGCTCTCCAACCCCAACGTCATCACCCCGCTCGGCGGGCAGCGTGTGACCTTCGGGCGACCGCAGTTCAACATGAACGCCTACAACGCCGCGATGGCCGATTGGCGTGCGCGGCAGGAGCAGGCGGGAACGGCGGGCGGTGCTGCCGACAGCGTACCCACGACAGCCGATGCTGCGGGTGGCATGACCACAGTTCCGCCCACGACCATCGATCAGACTTTCACAGAACCTGCCTACGGCGGCGGCAAGGTCAAAACTGGGATGCGGGAGCCTTATCCCCAGATGACGATTCTGCCTTCGGGCAACCGGGTCCCGACCTCCATGCTGACCGACTACGGCCTCGGCGGCGGTCGTCTCGACATCTCGGGCATGGGGCCGGGAGCGGCTACGCGCAACCCGTCATTT